AAAAAGTATATCCACAACACCTTCTTTCATCCATAAAAAAGGTTTGAATTTGTGTTTTTGGATATATTTACCCTGAGTTGGGTCATTGATAATTAAATCAGCTTCAGCTTTTCCATAGCCAACTTCAATAGAAACAATATATTTTTGTGGATCACTACCTTCTAGGAAATCAGATATTACTTCATTGGTTATTTCTACATTCATTATTTATATATTTAAACAATGCAAATATATGAAATATTAGTGAATAAGACAACCAATTTTACTTATAATAAAAACCTAAAGGTCTAAACTTTAAATGTCGATTAAGATTTTCCGCTTCATTAGCACCTCTTTCAAGTTGTTTTTCAGTACTTAACCTTACCATTCTTTCCTCTAGTCTTTCTAGGAGACCTTTCTTTTCTTGTGTACCTTCCGATAGTAAAGAGTCGTAATCAAGTATACGTTCAGCTTCTGGTGGTCCAACCACACCACTAAATTTACCTCTAACCCTTGCCAAAGCTCTCTTGGCTTCAGCAACAAATAATTGCCTTATAAATATTTTTGTAGGTTCATTAAATTCCGAAAAGTTTAATGTTCCAATAGGTACTTCATTAGGCATTTTTATAATATCAGGGTTTATATTGCGACATTCATCTAAATCCCCTTGTTCTACATCATAATAGTGATACCAAACTCTACACCCTCTTAAACCTATTGATGATGCACCACCACCAGTACTGGTACCCATACCACCACCAATTCCACCAAAAGTCATTTTAGAACCTGGTGTGCTAATTAAATGTAATAATTTCTTACCGTCTGGTCCAGCAGTGACTTTATAAACTAAATCACCTCTAAGCATTCTATTTTTTAGATTAAAATCTTGAGCACTAAGCAATACGTCAAAAGCAGGGGCTATGTAATGTCCACCATTACCACCCATTCCACCCATACCACCACCACCGCTACCGCTATTACTACCCATCTGAGCGTTACCACCCCCGAAGCCCATATCGAAGCCACCGAAATTAGCGAGTAGAGCCATATCTGTTGTTGGAGGGGTGATCCATAAAACTTCATTAATCTCCCTACCTTTAGGTATTTCATATACTTGTCTACCTGCTTCAATTTCAATATAATCCTTTTTCAATTCCCAAGGTCCTTTAGCTTGTAACCCAACTTGTTTAGAGTAGGCGTATGTTGCTTTTGTCATATAGTCAAAATCCCTAACTGTTAAGGCAAAAGTCATATCCACATTACTAACATCTTTTCCTAGTAAACTTTGCCATTGGTGTTCAATTAACCAATTTAATATGTATTCAGTATAATCACCTATGGAAACACTTAAAATACCTTCCATCATATCATCAGAAAGCTCAACCTTTCTCATAGGCCAGCCCATCATATGTTTGAATTGTTTAAATATTGCTTCTCTTTCTTCTTGGATTTTGCTCATCTTAATATTTATATATAAATATACTTTAAATTACATTAATTTAATTATAATTTTAAAAGCTTCTTCTATTGTATTAAATGTTTGTTTAGGTGCTAAAATCTGTTTACCAACAATTATTGTAGGTACACTATCCTCCCCACTTATTTTAATAATTTTTTCAAATTCCTCTTTTTTATCCAAAACATCAATCTCTAAATATTCAACGTCTTTTTCATCTAACATATCTCTTAAGGTATCACAATATTCACACCCATCCATCGTATATAATCTAACTTTACTCATCATCAATTATTTTATCTAATTCATCTTCATTGTTACTATCATCAGCAACAAAAATATTACTTTCCTGCTCACCATTTAAAATTGTTTCTATAATACCAGTCTTACTAAATAATCTTTCCCATATTCTTTCATCAATAGTATTTTTAAAAATATTAAAATACACTGAAACATTATTCTCTTGACCGATTCGATAACAATTATGTACATTGTAATTACCAACAATAAATGAATGATCATCTTCCACGGATAAATCATAAACACGATCCTCACCTTTAACGGGCCTAGAAATATGTAATGATTTTATTGGATATAAAATATATCCACTATACTCATAAATCCTATTTTTCTTATTAGGGTCTATTGTGTATTCAATTGAATAGTAACCAGTATTAGTTATTTGTAAACTAACCCCCCTACCTAAATTAGCGTTATATCGCATTAATTGACTCATTAATTTACTGGATGCAGTGGTAGCTTGTTGAGTATTTTTACGTTGGTGTCCATCACCATGGTAATACCCATCTAATAAACTTTTTAATTGTTCATTATTAAGTTCATCAACCCAATCAGGAAATTGTTTATTATATGCACCTTTACCAAACCACCCTAAAAAATTCAGGGCTAACTCGGTATTATAAATCATACATGTTTTAGCATTTTTTTTATCAATATATTCACTATGTTTTTCAAAACCAAATGAATATCTAAAAATATTCATAATATATTCAGCAGCATCATACATTTTTTTATTATCTATTTTTTGAACCACATTTATACCAGCCCCATTTTTTAATAACCCATCTGTAGACCAACCATCAGCAACATAAAAACCGAACGCATATAATAGATCATTACTTAGTTCAACTTGTTCTGGTAAAATAACACCACTTTTTCTTTGTTCAACACCCCAATTATTAATGAAAGTATTTGATGAGTGTTTGGTTAAGGTTATAAACTCTTTTCTTTGACTTGGTTGTTTATTACTCTTAAGGGTTAGTAATTCATTTTTAATATCTAACTTACCAGCTTCTACCCAATTAAAACTATCAAACTCTTTATTGTATACATATATTTTATGGTCATGTGTTGTGGCTAAGGTATTATTAAAACCAAATGCATCTATATCAACTCTTAATTTTTTACGCTCCAAATGTGAATGTGTGTTTACGACCTTCTTAAAATTACCCTCATGACTATAAACCATATCACCTATTTTAATATCCTCAATACTAACATAACCATTATTTGTCATAACTAATTGACCCTTAAAAATACAACGATCAATCGCTTGTAATATATTACCTGGGACCCAATATAAAGAATTGAATATTACTGTTGTTGCTGCCGTTAATGTAATTCCCACACCAGCAGATATAACGTTCCCAATGAATAATTTAACATTATCATCTTCTTGAAATCTATCCACGGATATTTGTTTATTAATACCCGACATTTTACCGTTATGTTTTACCGCTATTTTTTTAAAGTGATCGTACAATACATCCATTTCATCTTGGAAGTTGGTGAACACAATTACTTTATTACCTTGCTCAATAGCGTTTTCAATCATTTCTATGGTCTTTGGTATCGTTTCTAGTGCAATATACTTACGTAATAAGATAAGCTCTACTAAGTCCTTTTCTACAGCTCCTCGTTTCTTCTTCTTTTTCCTTTCAATCAAATATTCTTCCCAAATATTGGTATATTCCTTAATTTGTTTAGGAGTTAATTCGTGGTAAATAGTTGAGATTGTTTTCTCTGGCATATCCAAAACATCTTCCTTTTTACGCCTTATTATAATATTTTTAGTTTTGGCTGCTAATTCATTTAAATTTGAAGCACCATCCGTTAACCATATTTTCCTACTCTTCCCGTTTTTAAATTTCTTCCAAAAAGTTTTACCATCACAATATCTTTTAGCAAAGAAATTAAAATTTTCTACCAAGGGAGAGCCAACTAATTTGAGTAGGTTATAAAAATCCATTGGTTTATTTGCTACTGGTGTACCAGTTAATAACCAAGTTCTTTCAATACCATACTTAACAATTAATTCACTCATTATTTTACCCCTAATACTTTTATAATTTTTTAGGTTGTGAGCTTCATCTATAATCACTAAATCAAATTTAGCATCAACTAAATGGTTATTTATTAAACCACCTTTTTTAATATATTCTTTGGATGTTCGTTTATCTTTGGTTGTATGGAAATTCTTTAAGATATCATAATTAATGATAGTAAATTTACTGGTATCCCATTTTTTACCATTAATTATAACTGTTTGATCATCAAAACAATTAATTTCCCTTTCCCAATTTATTTTAACTGCGGATGGACAAACAACTAATATTCTTTCAGCACCACTCTCTAGCGCAGCAACAATTGACATATAACTTTTACCTAACCCCATATCATCAGCCAATATAGCACCTTTCCTAGATAATAAGAACTTTATACCACTTTTCTGATGTTCATAAGGTGTTCTATTTTTATTATCTAATTCAACATACTTATCAAAATCAACCTCTACATTAGGTTCTTCCCAATAAGGATCATCCAAAACTTGTGTTTTGGGTAACCAATACATTTGATAATTTTCTTGATTTTTTTTTAGTTTACCGTAAATATGAAAAGCTTTATCGGTATCGGCAAGAATAAAACCTATTAATATTTTTTCTGGTACAAATTTTATACTATATTTTTTCTGTAATTCTAAACCTAGATATTCAGTTATAGCGATAACCCTTTCAACCTTATGTGGGTCTACATTATGGAATTCCGAAATATATTTAACTTGGGTATTAGTAAAGGCTACCTTCCCCTTCATATATTCTTTTCTAAGTTTTTTTAAATAGGGGTTTTTACCCTTATACTTATTAAGGAGTTCTAATACTGAAACATTTTTTAATTTATCTATATTTATCAATACATAATATTTATATTTTATATGTTATATAACAATATACACAAAAAATGTTAAATAGTAAAGATTTTAATTAAAAAATAATATGGGAAATAGGAGAATACCAATTAATAGAGTTAATAAATTTTATTCCGAAGAGGAATTTGAATTAGATATTGAAATGGGTAGGGAGTCCATAGAAGAAGATGGTAATTTTGTTGTTGTTTTATTTCAAGTAGATAGAGAGATAACTTTATTTGATGATCTATATGGTGAAACTTATGAAGATGGGGTGAGGTATAAAACACCTGTAGAATTAAAAGTAATTCCTCTTATAACTGAAGCAGATAATAAAACTTATAATTCTAATGGTTCTCAACGTAATTTAGAAGACGGTAATTTAAGTTTTGGTTTATATCAAAAACAATTAGATGAATTTAAATGTGAAATTAATTATGGTGATTATATTGGTTATGCAGTAAATGAAACAACTATACGTTATTTTTCAGTAGCTAATGATGGACTTAAGAATTATGACAATAAACATACTATATTGGGGTATAAAGGTGCTTTCAGAACAATCATCTGTACACCATCAAATAAAGATGAATTTAAAGGAATATAATTATGAGAAGAAAAATTAATATAACAAATAGTAAATTTGGTAAAGAACAGATTCAAAGCGTTTATGATGATATTGCTAGTGATGATACGTATTTACCAAAGGGAATTTCTTTTTCTGATATTGATAGGTCTTTAGTTGATTTGGTGGAAAATAAGCTTGATTTCAGAGTAGGTGATGAGAAATTACCAGTATTTTTTATGTCAATTCAGAAATGGTCTGAATTTACTAAGTCTTGGGGTTCTTCAGATGAATTTAAAGATGTTAAATTACCATTTTCAACAATAGTAAGAGACCCTAATATACAATCAGGGTCAAATCAAGATGGTTTATGGAATATCCCAGGTGTTCGAACTTATAGTTATAGAAATGTACCCACTTTAATAAATGGTAGAGTTGGTTATGATAAATATAAAATACCCCAACCCACAGCTACCGACTTAACATTTCATTTTAGATTCTTTTGTAATCGAATGGTGGAACTTAATAATATTCACACAAAAATACAAACCACTTTTAATGCTAGACAACATTATATAAATGTTAAGGGGCATCCTATGCCAGTTGTTTTAGAAGCTATTTCTGATGAGAGTGAGATTGATGATGTTGAAAGCCGTAGATATTATGTTATGGATTTTGAATTACTTGTTAAGGGGTATATTTTGGATGAAAAAGATTTTATAATAACCCCTGCTAAGGATAGGGCTATTTTATTTTTTGATGGTGATGGTTCGGGGAAATCAATTAATAGTTTAAGTATTAAAGAATCCATAAATAAAAATGGTAATTCAGTTAAGTATGAAATTTTATCTAAATATAAAGCAAGTAATATTCAAGAGATAATAATAAATCAAAATACCACAATTAATAATATATCAAATGAATTTAATATATCTGAAATAACTTTTAAGGTTAATGGGGTAATTCAAGAAATATTTCCATTCAATCTTAAAAGAAGTGATATTTTACAAGTCGAACTATTAAAAGAAGATGATACTATAGGCTCTTTAATACTTAATGGTACTATTACTTAACCCATAATAGTAAAATATTTCATTAATGTTAGTCGTTTCTAAAATGATTTTATATTTATTATTAAGTAATAATAATTGTAAAAAAAATAAAAAACATAATAGATGAGTTCAAATAGAGTATTCGTAAGTCCAGGGGTTTACACTTCAGAAAATGATTTGACTTTTGTAAGTAATAACGTAGGGGTAACAAGTTTAGGTTTGGTTGGTGAAACAACTAAAGGACCTGCTTTCCAACCTATTTACATTTCAAACTACGCTGAAATGAGAAAGTTCTTTGGTGGACTTAATCCAGAAAAAATTAAAGATAATAACTCATTAAGATATGAATTACCTTATATAGCAAAATCATATTTAACAAATTCAAACCAACTGTACGTTTCTAGAGTGTTAGGTCTTTCTGGTTATAACGCTGGTAAAGCTTGGGGGTTAGCCGTAGATGGTAAATTAGTAGCACTTTTAAGGTCTAGAGGTAAATACGTAGCTAATGAAGTTTTAGAATTCTCATGTAATAATTTAACTATTTCAGAAACACCTACAATGGGTGAGGATTTTGAACTTACAACTGATGGAGGTAAAATATATAAAATTAATTTAGATAAAACTAAAAATAATTACATAACTAGAGTTTTAGGTAAATCTAATGATGATGCAAAACCAGATATTTTTGTTGAAGAAATATATCCAAATTTTATTGATACTTTAGATGATGATACCTTGGTGGTTTCATTAACTGAATATGTTGATGAGTTTGAGAATTATAATACTAGATATAAATCAGCTATGACACCTTTTATCGTTTCTGAAATTAAAGGTGATGAAGTTTCTAGGTTATTTAGATTTGAAACCATATCTGATGGTAATACAGCTAATGAGGATATTAAAATATCAATAAGTAATATTAAACCAGATGATAGGGAGTTTGATGTAGTTGTTAGAAAATTTGGTGATACTGATGCAAATCCACTCCAATTAGAAAGATTTAGTAAATGTAATATGGATCCCTCCTCTACCAATTTTATTGGTAAAAGAATTGGAACTACTAATGGTGATTATGTTGCAATTTCTTCTTATGTTTTAATTGAAATGGCTGAAAATGAACCTAATTCAGATTCCTTCCCATCAGGGTTTGAAGGTTATCCAGTTAGAGAAAATTTAGGTATTACTACAGCTCCAGAAATGATATATAAAACAGAATACACTGATTTTGAAAATAAAAGACGTGTTTACTTAGGTACAACTACTGATATTGATCGTGATATATTAAGTTTTAATGGGTTAGATGTTGATGGTTCAGCATTTGAATTTTATACAAAAGGTTTCCATATGGATCAAGAAGCTGTAAACATTTTAGATGAAAATGCTGAAGCGTTGTTTTTCACTGGTAATTCGAAATTTGGTAGTGAAGTTGATACTGTAGATGGTCCTTATGAAAAAGTTTATTCACGTAAATTTACAGTAAACCCTTGTGGTGGTTTTGATGGTTGGGATATTTATAGAACTAGAAGATCTAACACAGATAAATATACTGTTCAAAAATTAAAATCAAACCCAGCCACCGAGGATTTATTTAACCCTTTAGCTTTAAGTAATGGTGATATGGGTGTTGAATCAGATTATTATGCTTTCCTTGAAGGAATTAGAACTTTTTCAAACCCAGAAGCAGTTAACATAAATGTTTTCTCCACACCTGGAATTGATACTTTTGATAATACTAATTTAGTTGAAGATACTATTGATATGATTGAGAGAGAGCGTTCTGATAGTTTATATATCGTAACTACACCTGATATGTCTGAAGGTGATAAAATGACCGCTCAAGACGTTTCAAGTAGATTATATCAACAATTTGATAGTAACTACACTGCAACTTACTGGCCCTGGATTCAAAAGAATGATGACGAGAATAATGTTTTAGTGTATATACCAGCAACTGGTGAGGTTATTAAGAATATCGCATTAACTGATAATATTGCTGCGCCTTGGTATGCTACCGCAGGTTATCAAAGAGGTAACGTTAACGCTATACAAGCTAGGAAGAAATTAACTCACCCAGAAAGAGAAATTTTGTACGCTGAAAGAATAAACCCTATTGTAACATTTAGTGGTGATGGAATTAAAATTATGGGTAATAAAAATTTACAAGTTAGGAATAGCCCACTAAATAGGATCAACGTTAGACGTTTATTATTACGAGCTAGAAAACTTATTTCTGCTGTTAGTATTAGATTATTATTTGAACAAAACGATGATAAATTAAGAGGTGAATTTTTAAGTAAAGTTACCCCAATATTAGATAACATAAGAAAGAAAAGAGGTTTAACTAAATTTGAGGTTAAATTAGATCCTACACCTGAAGGTGAAGATAGAAATACTTTATCTGGTAAGATAAGAATTCAACCAACAAATGCTTTAGAGTATGTTGATATTGGGTTTGATGTTACTGATTCAGGAGCTTCATTCGATGATATCTAAATGAAAGTAATTAACCCCTTTATCTATATGGAGGGGTTTTAAATATAATAAAAAAATAAATATATTTTATAAAAACAATATACTTATAATTAAATAACTAAAACAAATAATATGTCAGATTTATTAAATAACATGCCAATTTTCTATGAACCTAAAAGAAAGAATCGTTGGTTTTTCCGTTTTCCTTCTGAATTAGGTATACAAGAATGGACATTAAAAAGTGCTGCTAGACCTAAAATAAGTCAAAATGAGACTGAAATAGAGTTTTTAAACACATCTACTTGGGTAATTGGTAGGTTTATATGGGAATCAATTACAGTTGTATTGAGAGATGCAATAGGACCTTCTACAACTCAAGCAGTTATGGAGTGGGTTAGATTACATTCTGAATCGGTAACGGGTAGGCAAGGTTATGCTGCTGGGTATAAGAAAGATGTTGAAATTGAAATGATTGACCCTAACGGTGTTGTTGTTGAAAAATGGTTACTTGAAGGTGCGATGATAACTAATGCTGATTTTGGTGATCTTTCGATGGATGATGATTCTATTGCTGAGGTTTCAATTGAACTTAGATTTGATAGAGCATTACTTTTATATTAATCAATGATAAATAATTTTTAAAACCTCCACTACCATGGGGGTTTTTTCATTTAATGTCACATACAACTTTATTTTTAAATAAAAAACATTAATGGTTATTATTTTTATTTAATATTTACAATACCACAATACTTATTAATATATTAAAAAAATTATTATGGAAAATAAACCAAACGTATTTCCTGAAGAGGAAAAAAATAGTGAAGCATATTATAACAATTTAATGAAAGAGAATAGGGAAAAAGAGTTAGAAGAAAAGTCAAAGGGGGTTAATAAACCCACTACCTCTACTACTGAAAAACCTATTATTAATAAACCTACAGAAATAGAACCAGATTATAATTCAGATTATGATTTAGTACCTTTACCTTCTAAAGGAAAAACTTATCCAGGTGATAAGGAACGTATAATGGTTAGTTTTTTAAATGGGTATGATGAAAATATTTTAACAAACCCACACTTAATGAAAAGTGGTAAATTTCTAGATACACTATTTAAAAGAAAAATTATAGATAGGGATATAAAGTATGAAGATTTATTGGTTGGTGATAGGGATGCTATTATGTTATGGTTAAGAGCTACAGCTTATGGTAATATTTACCCAATACAAGTAATGGATCCAGATACTTTAGATTATTTTGATGTAACGATTGATCTTTCAACTATTAAAACTAAAGAATTACTTGTTGATCCAAATGAAAATGGTTTATTTGAATTTAAAACACCCTCAGAAAAATATAACATTCAATTTAGATTGTTAACTGTTGGTGATTTAAATGATATTGAAGCACATAAGGAAAAAATTGGTGATAGTGATACTCTTTTTGATTTAGCTACTTTTACACTTAAAAAGATTGTTATGGATATTAATGGTGAAACTGATAAAAATGTCATTTCAAATATTATTGATAAAATGAGGTTGAATGATGTTAAAACTTTTAAGACTTATATAAACTCTATTGAGTGTGGTATGGATTTAAATATTGAGGTCGAGACTCCAGGAGGTAGTCTCGTTTCTACGTTTTTTCCCTTTAACACAAAGTTTTTTTGGCCTGAATCATAAATTTAAAGATTTATACCTTAAAGAGATTTTATATTCTACACAACAACTTAAGATGAGTAGAAATGAAATTATGTCAATACCCGTATATGAACGAAAGTATTATTTAAATCTTCTATCAGATTCTGAAGAAGAAATTACTGATGATACGGAAGAAATTATTAAAAAAACGGGTGAAAAATCAAGAAAGAAAACCTTTAGTGGTGATACCTTAAAAAATAAATTAAGGAATGATGATATTAAATGATAATTATAGATAAATATTAATATGTTTTTATTAGAAACTAGTGTTAGGGATGTTTTACCATCTATTGAGGTTGGTGATAAATTTATCATGAATACTGATAAAGGTATGATGGAATTTTCAACAATAACCAAAATAATGAATAATGAGTTGGTCTTGTCCGTGGATAGTAATAATGTATATAAATTAAATATTGATACCGCAATAGATGGTAATGTTTTATCATTAAAAAAAAATGACCCTAAATCATCAACATTTAAAATTCAATTTAATTATATTAAAATTGAACATAAAAATGGTGGGGATGACACTATAATAAAACCTGTAATTGAGGATGAGGAAGAAGATGAGGAAGAAGAAACTACAGAACCACTTAAACCTTTTAGTAAAGAAAAAGCTAAGAAATTAAAACAACTAAAGGATGATGTTAATGTTGATAGGGAAATAATAACTAAGGATTTTGAAAAATTAGAAATTGGTAATGTTTTTAATATTCATCTTTCTGAAGTAGTGTTGGAAGATAATGAGTTAGTAATTGATCAAACAAAAAATTCAATCTTAAATATGATGGTTTTGGATATTGGTCATGATTATATACAATGTAAGTTTCTTGGTATGGAAGGTTTCTATGCTAAAAAATTAACTTCTTTGGGTGATGAACTATTTAGGTTTTATAAAGGTGAAAATTTAATAAACACTAGTCATAATTCTGGTGTTGCACTTAATATTTTTTTCTATGATAAAAGTAATAAAAGGATTGTTTTAAGTGATGTTATAGAGTTAGAGGTTATTGAGGATTTAGAGTTAGATGATACTGATGATATACCTAATAATATTGATGCAATGTTACAAGATAAGGGTCTAATGAAACTAATGCAAAATAAGACTTGGTTAGATAAATTGTTAGGTAGGGATGCCACAGGTATAATACCATCAAAAAAACTTCTCGGAATTAAAGATGAAAATGATTATGTTACTTTTGAATATATGGGAGATACCATAAGAAAAGATTATAAATTTTCTTTAGTTAAGAATAAAAAATATCGTGGTAAATTATTGGAAAATGGTAGTGTTATAAGGGTTTTAGGTAGTAATAGACGTGAATCATACCAATTAACTAAAATTAAAAATAAAGGTAATACATATATTGTATCAATTAAACACATCATTAATAATGATAGTTCTGAAAAACAAAAAATAACAGCATATAAGAATTCTAAAATAAAAATCGTAACATAATGAGTGAATATAATAAAGATGATCTTGCTAGGTTAGGGAGTTACATTGAAATGCAAGATAAAGCTGGTGAAAATCTTGATAATTATTTTGATTTATTAAAAAAAATTAAAACAATGAAAGCCAACATTGATTTTCTAGATAAGGAAATGTTTAAAAGGGCTAAAAAAATAACTGAATTAGAAAATGATAGAACACAGGACCATTCAGATCAAATAGATCTATTAAAAAAACAACAAAAATTAGCTAAAGAAAATGTAGATGGATTAAAAAAAGAGGGTGCAACTCTATCTATACTTTTAAATACTAGAACTAAAATAAATGCTACCATAGGTACAACAGTTAATATTTTAGGTAATGTAACAAAAAAACTTTTAGCACAAACTGGTTATCTACTTAATCAACAGAAAGCGGTTAAAATGACTCAATTACAAATGGGTATTTTATCAAATGAATCTAAAGGTTTTAGTAATAATTTATATAATGCATCCGTAAACACTAATTTAATAGGTGTTAACACTAAAGACTTAGCTAAAATGCAATCCACTTATAGTAGTGAGATTGGTAGGGCTGTTACATTAACTCAATCAGGTAACGAAGCTATGGCTGAATTAGCTGAAGGAACTATTTTAGGTACTGAAAATGCAGCTCAATTTGCTGCTAGTATGGAAACCTTCAATTATTCCGTAGAAGCCTCTAGAGACTTTATGGAGGAGTCTATGAACCTTTCACACAGTATGGGACTGAATAGTATTTCAGTTACTGAAAATATTAAAAAATCTTTGAGAATTGCTCAAACATATAATTTTAAAGGTGGTATAAAAGGTGTGCAAAAAATGGCTAACCTAGCCAGTAAGTTTAAATTAGAGTTAGAATCTGTTTCTGGTTTTGCGGAAAAAGTTTTTAACCCTGAAGGTGCTATCGAAATGGCTTCTAGTTTATCAGTTTTAGGTGGTAAGTGGGCTACTTTAGGTGATCCATTCAAACTTATGTTCAAAGCTAGAACCGATATGGCTGGATTAACTGAAGATATAACCAAAGCTAGTGCTAGTACAGCTCAGTTTAATCGTGAAACTGGTGAGTTTGATATTGCTAGTATGGATTTACATAGATTGAGAGAGGTTTCAAAGGCAACTGGTATAAGTCTTGATGAATTAACTGAATCAGCTAGAAAAGCAGCTAAATTTAGTAAAATTAAAACAGAAATAACTGGAAACTTTGATGATGATATAAGAGATTTTATTTCAGCAAGAGGTTTTTTTGATCAAGATTCAAAAGAATTTAAAATAAATTTAAATGGTAGTGATCATTTTATTAAAAATCTTAATAAATTTTCAAATAACCAATTATCAATTATTGCAAAACAACAAGAAAGTTTAAATGAAAGGGCTAAACAATCTAAAACATTTGATGAAACATTTGAAAATATAATTAACCAATTTAAATCAGTATTATTACCAGGTTTTCAAGCTTTCTCAGATTCACTTAGTAAAGGGTTATATGATTTTACTAATTGGGCTAAAAATAATGATGTTTTTGAACACTTACAAGATGTCGGTAGATGGGTTGGTGATTTTGGTGCCAATGTAGTAAAATTAATTGCTGAAAATCCAATATCATCAGGTATAGCATATATTTTAGGTAAAACAGCAATATGGTTGGCTAGAGGTCAATTACTAGGTGCAGGGTTTAATTCCGTTGCTAGTAAATCCATGGGAATGGGAGCTAATGGTGGTGGGAGTAAATCAGGTGGTAAGACTTCGAATAGAAGTATTCGAGGTGGTAAGATTGGTATGGGTATGGGTGCCATAGGTATAGGTGTTAATGCCGTGAGTGGAATGGTTACTAATGAAGGTAGTGAAGCTAGTAATATGATGAATGTTGCTGGAGATGCTTTAACTTACGCTGGTACTGGTGCTATGATGGGTTCTTTATTAGGACCCATAGGTACGGCTGTTGGTGGTATATTAGGTGCTGGAATTGGTGCATATACGGGTTATCAAAGAGGTTATGGTGATGATTCCTCAAATAATAATCAAAATAATACTACTACTAACCCTAATAATTCAGCACATGGTGGTACTATGTTTTCTGCAAATAAAGTAAAACAAGATTTTGTTTCTAGACCAGGTAAAGATCCTATATCTTTTAGTAGTGCAGATACTTTAATTGGTATGAAGAAAGGTGGTGGTATTGATAATTCAATAACTAAATCTAATAAAAAATCAAAAAGTGATACTGTATCAGTTAATTTCAATAAACCTTTAAAGATTGAAGGTAATATTAATGTTAGTAGTGGTAGTAGTTCTTTTAAAATGGATTTATCAGATCCTTTACTGATGAGAGAACTTAGTAAATTAGTTCAACAAGAAATATCAACTTCATTGAATGGTAAAAGAAGTGAGATACCTGTTAACTAAACTTTAACATTAAAATGTTTGTCATTAACCAAATAATGTGTTTATTTTCTTTATATATGATTATTTATAATTTTTATTATATTAAATTTAACATTAAAATGTTTTTTATTAAATAAATATTGTGTTTATTTTATATATACATGTATAATATAATTTTATTATATTTAATTTTTATTTTAATATTTTTAATATTATATATATAAATACATTACTATATAATTATATATATAATATACATGTATGATACATGTAATATACGTGCGCATGCGCATGAATGTCACAAATAAATAAAATATTCAAATAATTTAATTATGTCTGAAATAACAAATACTATCTCTGATCAAATAAGACAAACCATTCTAAGTAGGAATATTGATATGAGTTCAACTGACGTAAATGAGTTAGTAAGTACTCAAGACCAACCCTACTTCAATACTCAAATTAATAGCAGTGTGTACACTTTTGATAGTGAAGTAGAGTACTATGATGGTAATCAACCAAACATCCCTCAAAACACCCCACAAAGACCTTATTTAACACCTTCAGGTGAGTTGAACTATGGAAATAGTAAATTAATTGATGGTGTTAATATTGCTGGTAGTTTATTAAGTGGTCAAGGTGTTGGAATAGATGGTGGTACAATTTTACCTAATTATGATGTTAGAAATACAATTATAGGTAAAGGATTGAGTGCAATGGGTTTAATTGATGATTCTCCAATTGGAATGATAGGGAATAGGGAATTGATGGATGCATTTAAAAATAGGGTATTATATAATACTCAAAGAGAGTTATTAGGTAAAATTGATTTAGATCCTATTAGTGTATTAAAGGGTAATGATATTATAAGACCTAACTATGATATTACTGTAGGTTATAATACATTTACTAAAGTAGTTGATTTCATTGGCGATTATACTGGTTTTGAGTCACCTATAAGTTTATTTAGTAGAGAATCTTCAGTATTCTATAGAGAAAATGATATAAGTTCACTCCAACGAGCCTTAAATCAAATAAAAAATACTGGTAAAGGTCAAGTACAAGCATTATTTAGAAATTTAAAGGAAAATAAATTTGTTCCAAGATACGAAGATGGTAGGAATGATGATGGTATTATTGCACCTTACGATTATGATTATGAATATGTTATACCAGGGTTTAAAGGGTTAAGTGATATACAAGGTGAAACCACTTATGATGAAATGGAAGGTTTTAGTTCCTATTCAATGTTAGGTAAAACTAAATCATTATTTGAAGATGGTACAATTAAACCTTTAAATACTAAAGGATCATTATCTACTAAGTCAAGTGAAATAAATCAATACGTAGGTGTTGGTGGTACTGAGTATGAGTCAAAAGGGAGTGGGGTATTGTCTCGTGAAGCGCATCTAGGTGAGGTAGATTCAGATAAGGTATTTGGTAGAGTTTTTAGTAAAGATAATAAATATGATGCTGTTAGTAAGTTACAAAAAAAACGGGGATTAGATTATAAGAATTCTAGTGAATTTTCAGTATTGGATTCAAATGGATTTGTTAGAATTTCACCCGAAGTAGGGGATGATTATTCAGATGGGATTGGTTCAACTAATATAAAAAGGTTTATGTTTTCAATTGAAAATTTAGCTTGGTCAGATTCAAATGACTATAATAGATTACCTAATTCAGAAAGAGGTCCAGGTGATCCAGTTAATGGAACAAAAGGTAGGATTATGTGGTTCCCACCATACGGACTTAATATTAGTGAGAATAGTAGTGCTGATTGGGGAAGTACTACTTTTATTGGTAGAGGTGAACCAATATATACTTATAATAATACTGAGAGAATAGGTAATATTTCATTTAAGATGATTATAGATTATCCATCATATATGGATGATTTGAAAGGAGTATCAAAGGAATTAATGAATAGTATTATTTCTGGGGAATTTGAGTTAGAAGATTTAAAAAATATCTCACCTACGGAAGTTAGTGAAATGGAATATAAAATGGCTAGTAGTAATAATGCTATTTCAGATACTCCACAAGAAGAACCCGAAGAATTTAGTTTATATTTTGAAAATGACATACCAACTTATAATGATGAATATGAGAGTAGTGGATTGAATAGTCATTTGAATGATGAATTTTATGAAAAATTAAGTAATAAATTAATTAAAGAATGTCCCTCATGTGTTATAATAGTCAGAGGTACGGCTAGTTATGATGGTGATGTTAAATCTAATAAATTATTAGCAATAAATAGAGCTAATGGGATAATGGGCGTATTAAGTAATAATTTAAATTCTGAAGTTAAAAATAAAGTTTATTTATCTAAAGAACCTATGGGTGAGGTTGGTTGTAAAAGTTCAGATTACCCCATAGATAGTGAGTGTAAGAAAAAAGCTAGGAGGGCTGTCGTTAATTTTAAATATCTACCAAGTGATAGTGATGTAAATTTTGATAATGAAAAAAAATATGAAACACAATCATTAAATGGTGGTAATAAAATGTTAAGTAAATCAATAACTAAAAGATTTTTAAATGAAGCAACTTATTTCAGAAAATTAAGTAAAGAGGATCCAATAGCTTATGAATCAATTAAAGAAAAGTTAGATTTTTTTCACCCAGCTTTTCATTCAATTACACCAGAGGGGTTTAATAGTAGGTTGAATTTTTTATTACAATGCACGAGACAAGGACCAACACAGAATGAAGATAAGGCTAATAATTTAGCTTTCGGACGACCACCAATATGTATTCTTAGAATTGGTGACTTTTATCATACAAAAATTGCTATAGATAATATTAATTTTAATTATGATATGGTGCAATGGGATTTAAATCCAGAGGGAATTGGAGTACAACCAATGATATGTAATGTAGATATGTCTTTTAAAATGATTGGTGGTAGTTCATTGAAGGGACCTATAAATAAATTACAAAACGCAGTATCCTTTAATTTCTTCTCCAATACGGAAGTCTATGATCCTAGGGCTGATAAAATCATAAACGATGAAAAAGGTAATAAAACATATTCTAGTAGTAAAATAAATCTAAAAAATAGTGAGGATATTGAAAAAACGGTAAAAGGTGGGATTCCCGATATTATTAATGAAAGAAAGAGATCAGAAACTAATATCCCTCAAAATACTGATTCAGAGTTAGTTAAGTCAGCTTCATTAATTGACGTGAATTGGGTTGATGTGTTCCTTGATTTTAAGATAGTTAATAATAGTGATAATACGCCTTGGGAACAACCCGTTAATGGAAGGATTTATTGGGTTTTAAATGATGAAGGGTCTACTGTTCAAAATATAGGTTTAGTTAGTCTTGAAAGTAATGGTAATAATCAAATAGAAATAATGTATGATCAAGATGTTAATGAAGATAATCTTGACCTTTCTAGTGTTTTTATTAAATTAAATAATGGTGAAAAAATAACAGTTAAAACTTAAAAATTATATAATGAGTAATTATTTAGATAGATATGAAGAATTTAGGGTTAATAATAAAATTAAACAAATTCCAGGTATTCGCATAGCTGTTGGTAGAACAGATAAAACAATCATTTATAAAAAAGATAAAGATAGGTTTGATAAATTAAGTCAAAAATTCTATGGAAACCCTTATCATGGGTGGTTAATATTAATTGCTAACCCAGAACATGGTGGTTTAGAGTTTGACATACCAAATAATACTGCTATACGAATACCTTTTCCCTTTGATAGTGCAATAAATAGATATATTAGTGAAATTAAAAAATATGAACGTTTAAATGAGTGATGATTACTTAATTGACCCAAACCCTGAAGGTAGGGGTAACATACCATTAGAGGATTTATCAATAGAAGCTGACCTACGTGTTTACGGTAGGGATAGAAGTTTTATTGGTATAGATGAAGGGTTAAAACAACGTAAGATTGCAGAGATTAAAGGTAAAGAAGTACCATTCAATAGAGGTACTAAATATGGTTCACAATTTAGTTTAAGTACTGATTACACTGATGTAAGTAACAATGATAATGAAGGGTATGAAACATTAGGTATAACCAATATTGATATTGATTACAATTCCTCATATATGCCAATAGTTAACATTGATATGGTTGATGTTAGAGGTAAACTTTTCCAAAAAGGTAATAAATCACCATATAGTGAATTCTTCAATTTTCCATACCCTTTATTTGAATTAAAGGTTAAGGGGTATTATGGTAAACCAGTTGAATATTTATTACACTTAACAAATTTTAAATCAAAATTAGATAGTGCGAATGGTAATTTTAATATAAAATGTTCATTTGTTGGATATACGTATGCCTATTTAAGTGATATGTTATTGGGATATTTAAAAGCAGTACCTTATACAACCGTAGGTAGCCAACTTATTAAAGAAAGGAATGAAGAAGGGGGTGATTTTATAGCCTTTGAAGAATTATATGAATTTTCTAAAATATTAAATAATAAAATTATTAATGTTAAGAATAATGATGAACGTTTAGAATCATTAGCGTTAGGTCGTAGTAAAATGAATGATTTTAGTGATATGAAAGCTAGGATTAAGAATGTGTTAGATGTAATGAAAAGTGATGGGCCTAATGATGGGTTAAACAATGATGGTTATTTTCTTTTCTTAAAGACCATAAAAAAAACCACTAAAATTAATACTGTATTAGAAAATATTAAAGAAGAAATAATAATTTATAATGAAAATGTTAATTCTGATAATGAAGAATTTAAATTTGATCCTAATATTTTTAAATTAAATGATTCTAGATATTTAAGACGTGTTAAGAAAAGTGAATTTTTAAATGATGAGGGTATTGAATTAGGTAGTTATAGAGGTGATAATAAAAGTTTAAAGGATGATTTAGAAAAGTTTAATATTATAGCTAATAAATTTAAAGGGGTACCAAGTATTAGTGATAATGTTGAACTTGATATAATTTATTTGAAAGATATTTTTGATAAAATAGACGTTAAAATATCTTTACTAGATAAATTAATAAAACGTAAATTTAATGAATTCTCTAAAATATTCTTTGATGAGGCTAGTAAATTAAGCTTTGAAGATGCAAATGGTAATATTAAACAATTTGATTTCAACATATACAGCTATACAAAAGTACTAAGTGATCACGTAGATATTTTAATTAAATCTATTGAGGAAGTTAGTTTGAGGGCTGAAAACAATGATAGTCGAAATAAAGAATTAAAAAGAGAGATTCCAAATCTTACAGATTTAACAAACCCAGATAAATATGATAAAATTTATGCATTTCCAGAATATACGGAATATGATGAGGTGGATGCTGTGCATAAAGATACTTGGATTGGTAGTAAATATAGTAATATTGATGAAGTTATTTTCGTTAAGGAATTATATAATGGATTAATACAATCTAAAGTTAATGAAAATGAGTATTTAGAGGAATTAATTGATGCATCAACACAATGGTATAGTATAAATCCATTTGATACATTAAAATACACAAATAATGAAAATGTTTGGTCTAGTGTAGGTAATAGTACTGGTAGAGATGGTGAAATATTTAGATTAATGGCTATGAGAGCTAGTATTTTTATGGGTTATTCAGTTAGAAACCCAACAAAAATGGAAATAATAAAAATGGCTAAATTAGAGGCTAATACGTTATTTAAAATAATTGAAAATGACATAACCAAAGACGTTATATTAAATATAAATGAAAGTAGTCTTGAAGTAGTAGATATTGCAAAAACAATAAGGGAGAAAATATCAGATGCTTCATATGAATTAATTAATAGATTTGAGGACATTAATCTCAGTAGTATATTCAGAAAGAAAACTGTGTATGTTTCTGGTAATTTCAGTTGGAATTCCTTTTGGGGAGATACATCTAAAGATTTCCTAGATGTTGAACAGTATTATTATATTTCTGGGCATAACACGATTAATAATATTGATGATCTTCATGAGGTTAATGATGGGGTAGATGATGTTGTTGATGGTACTAGATTTTTCTTACCACTATATTTTAATGGTAATAAAAATAGATTCCACGGTGATGATTTTATAAATAGTGATGGGCAATTAACTTCAACAGAGGATAGAATAAAATTAAGGGAAGAAGGGAATGTTTTTTTCAGTGATTATATGGGTAATCATGTGGTTGACAATGATAAACCTGATGATGGTGCTACATATATAGATATTATTAGTTCTGTTGATTATAAAAATTTAGAAGCCAACGGAACTACTTATGGTACACAAATAACGAATAATTTAATAACGAATGAAAGTGTTCATAGACTTGAGGGTTTGAAGGGTGATTTTAAAAACATGTTATTTAATGGTAAATTAAATAATAATGAATTTATGTTATTTAATGATGGGGATGAGACGTTAGATTTTTATCAATATTTCTATAACAATGATATTCATTATACTAGTTTTAATTTTATTAAAAATGGTGATGAAAAAATTACCGATTTTTTAAATGGTGATGATACGTATAATAATATTAGTCTTACTACAACACTATTTAATGGTACTACTAAATATGATTTATTTGGTACTAATTTTTATTATAATCAAAATAATATTTTTGCCAAAGCATATCTTTTTTTATTTTCAATATCATTTAGAGGGTTAAAAAATAATGATTCTGTTAATTGGGATAAAACTTTTGAAAAAGAAATATTAAATTTGTTTGATAAAAAAAGTGCTTTTATTGAAGTGCCACATTCCTGGTTATTATTATTAGGTGGAATATTATATTATAATGAAAATTATGATATGATAAAATTCATTGATGAGGGTGGTAATATAATATTATTACCTTACGAAGAAACCCATAAAATTAATGATGATTATGTAGATTTTTTTAGTTTAAAAAGTAAAAAAATTGGTATTGTCTTAAATAAATTACCTAGATCAGTAAAAAATAAATTCATTACATTATTTACTGAGTGGGTTGATAGTGATAGTGGTTTTAAAAAAATTAAAAATGATTTAGAAATATTTACGGAAGATGTTACTGAACAAGATAGATATAGGTATTGGATAAAGGAGTTTTGGAATGGTGAAGAAGAACTTATTATAAAGACTAAAAATTATAAACTTGAACGTATATTAAGAAGTGGGTTTTGGAGTAGTCAAAATGTATTATATACAGTTAACATTATAAGTTCATTGGATAATGGTATTATAATTGGGGATAAAAGTATAGGCGAAAAAATATTATATATAAAGGGGGTAGAACGATCAAACTCTTCATTATTAAATATTAATTTGGAATTAATACCTAATGGTCCAGCACATAACACACTTAAAGAGTTTTTAAAAGAAAGTAAAGTGTTAGTAAATAGCACCTGGAGAATATGGGCAAATGATTTGGATGAAGGGGAAAAAATACCTGGTAATTCTTTTCCTATGACTTTTAAAGGTGGTGATATGGATGATTATTTAGGTAATTTCGTTCAAGAATTCAAAAAATTAAGGAATGATGAGAAAAATAGTATAAAAAACCTTAATGGTGAAATATTTGGGGGTATGAATTTGGATGATATTTATTTAACCATTTATAAAAATATAAAATCAATAAAGGATAAATGGATAGGTGAGGCTTCAAGTCAATTTACCAATTTAATTGATAGTTTTAACTTTTTAGATAGGGGACATAACGATATTGGTAAGGAATTTAAACTTAACCCAATGAATGTTACCGATCTGTTAACTAGTAACTACAACACCAGTTTCTATTCACATATTTCTAGAGTTTTAAATAATAATAATTTTGATTTTATTGCTATGCCTAACTTCATAGATTATAGTGATCCAAAAGAAATTAAAAACTTATTTAAAACATATAGTTATAATGAAAATGTAACATCATCTAAACCCACGTTTGTATGTTTATATGTTGGGGAGAATTCCAAATCCTTAGATATGAATAATAACTTCAGAGATGATGGGTATAATATACCTGATAATGTGCCTAGTGATTTAACTAAAGTACCATCAATATTAGTTAGATATGGTGATGAAAATCAAAGTATTTTTTCAGATCTTGAATTAGATCAAGCAGAATATAGTGAAACTAACGAATCATTAATGGTTACAGATCAAATAGCCAATTCTTATAATAGTATAAACTCAATTGGGCAAAACATTTTTAATGTCTACTCCACCAGGGCATATAATAGTACCGTTACATTACTAGGTAATGCGATGTTACAACCATTTATGTACTACCAATTGGATAATATACCTATGTTTAGGGGTGCGTATATAATAAAAAAGGTAACCCACAGTATAACACCTAATCATATGACGACTAAAATGGTTGGAAATAGAGTTAAACGAATAAAAACAAAACTAATTGACAAAGCCGTTATATTTTCTAGTATAATTGGTGGGTTAAATAATATAAATATAAATGAGGGTAGTAGTCTTGATAGTATGTTTGAGGAAAATGTTAAACGTGAAAATGGAGATGGAACGCCATTAATCTCAAAAAGTTTAAACCCTGATCTTTATGAAAAATATTTTTATTATCACAAAAAACCAGGAAACAACCCATACGAAGAAGGTGATTTTAGTAGAGAAAGTAATACCCAAATTAAAGATGGTAATGGTTTTAGGTTTATGACATATGAAGAAATATTTAAAAAAGTAAGAGAAATAACAGGTATATCATTAATAAATATAAAAACTACATCAGTTGTAGAAAGTAGTGTTGGTAAAAATAAAGGTATAGGTGGGTTTGAAATAAATGGTAGTGGTTATGTTGGGTTAATGCAGTTTGGTCAGCCCGCTACTATGGATGTTCGCAACCAAATTGAGGGTATTATTTTCACAGAAGGTATTAATAATCATATTAATTATAAGTTTGCTGCCAATATAGATGTAATAAATAGAAAAATTTTAATACCTGAAAAAATTACAAAATATAATTGGACTAAAGAGCCAATGGTTAATACGGTAGATAATAATTCGATGTATGATGATTTCATAAGTGCATTAGGGTTTGCCTTTTATGCACAGAAGTACATATCTAAAGATAAAATAAATAATGCTTCGGATAGTTACTTAGTTCATCAACAAGGTCCAACTGGGTATAAAGAAATAATGGAAAATCCTATTGGAATTATAAATAGTAATGCTAAGGGAAACCCACCAATACTTTCCGAAGCTAGTGAATTAATTCATAACCAAGATTGGTATTTAGCTTGGTCTGGTAAGTTAGAGTCAATTGCAACATCAATAGATCCTAGTTATAAAACAATGGTTAAGTAAATGTAAAATATATTTAGTATATTTGCATTATGATAATAGGTAATATAGTATTAGATAAAATAAAAGAACTCAAAATACCTAACTATAATATAGTTAATGATATTAGTTTGGTTAATAACAAAAGACCAACCCTTATACTAGGGTATCATAAATTTAAGGGGGATTATGAGTTAGATTTTAGTAACAATAAGATTAAAGATAATTTATATTGGACATTTAGTAAGGATGAGGATAGAGGTACATTAAACAAAGAATTATATGATTTTATGTTATTATGTGAACTTAGACTATTTGATAATTTTAAATATAAATATGTTGACCCATTTAATTTAACTTTTGGAAAAATAAAAAAAATAATAAACTTTTTCATTAAAAATGGGGGTGTTGGAAATATTAGTGATAGTATGTTATTTATATATTCTGACAATAAAACTTTTGGGTTTAATTTAGAAACATTAAAAATTTGTAACATTCCTTATAATAAAATAGATAAATTGCTAAATAGATTTAATATAAAATTATTAGGTGTTAAGGATAATAATAAGATTAGTGATGAGTTTGGTGATATTACTTATGATGTTGCACATATACCATTTTTATATAATAATCTCACCTAATGTGTTTTTTTATTAAAATACACATATTTATACATGATAAATTACTTATAATAATAAAAAGGTTTTTATGGAAATTGAAGATATAAATGAATTTTTAGGTGAAGAAACTAAAAAAGATAAAACTAAAGTGGAACAAGAGGAAGTCTTGATCGGTGATAAAAGTATTGTTGAAAGAATTAATAAGAAAATTATAACAGAAGATGGTAGACAACTATTAATGTAATGGGTAAAAGAAACAAAATTTTAGAGGAAGAAATTAAAAAATTCAAAACAATTTGTGAATATGATTTCTATATACCACCGAAAGAAAGGGACATTATAGATGAGGATGAAGATGATGAGGAGGAGATTGATGATTATGAAGGTGAAATACCTGATGAACCAGAAGGGAATCCAGATAACATAGCTTCAGAACCAGAAGGTGAATTTGATGATGTGGCTGATCCAGAAGGTGAGTTAAACAATGATGAATTTACTGATAACGAATTTACTGACGATGAATTACCAGAACCAGAGGGTGAAATTAATGTGCCGAATGATGGTGAGGATGTTGGTTATGAGGATTCAGATGAAGGTGGTGAGGATGAGATTGAATTAGATGTTAGTGATTTAGTTAATAAAAGTGAAGAAGCTAAAGAATCTTCTGAAGAAGCTAATGACAAATTAAGTGATATAATGAATAAATTTAGTGAACTAGAGGATAGGATGACTAAAATGGATGGTGTTATAGGTACTAAATTAGAGGACATTAAAAATGACGTTATTAAGCGTAATCCTAGTGAGGTTGAAAAATTAGAGATGAGATCTTTTAATTCATACCCTTATAACTTAAAATTAACTGATTATTGGAATGATAAAGAAGATAATTATGATATTGGTGATGAAGGTGAAGAACTTACCAAAAAAGAGGATGAGGAATATGTATTAACTAAAGATGAGGTTGAATCTGATTATAGTGAAAGTTCCGTAAGATCCAGTTTCAATAAACCGTAAAATAATAATCACATAATTATATAATAAAAAAGATAAGCCTAAAAGTTTATCTTTTTTTCATGTAAAAGGTTTGTCAATCTATTAATGTATAGTATATTTGTATAAATAAATAATTTCGGTTATTTAGATAAAAAAATATTAATTAATAAAAATGAGAAATGAGTAATTTAGATGCAATTTTAGCTGAATATAATAAAAATAGTGAAGCTACAAGTGGAAGTAAAGGAAGTCAAGTAGATTTAACCAATTACTTCAGCACCTTTATCCCAAAAGGTGTTAATGAAGCAGTTAAACGTATTAGGTTATTACCACCAGATGAAGGTCAGACACCATTTACAAAAGTATTCTATCACACTGTAAAGGTGGATGGTAGATATCCTAAGTTTATGTGTCCTAAAGAAATGGATGGTGAGGATTGTCCTTTTTGTGAAGCAAATACGTTATTGTTAGATAAAAAAACAGACGAGGATAGGAAATTATCTTATAAATATAAACCTAAACAAGGGTATATTTTAAAGGTTATTGATAGAGATAAAGAAGATGAAGGTGTTAAGTTTTGGAGAATTAACCACTCATTTAAGAAAGAAGGTAATTATGATAAAATTATTAGTCTTTTTAAATTATCTAGAAAAGATTTAACTGACCCAGTAGATGGTATTGATTTAATTTTATCAATAAATAGAAATTCTAGTGATATTCCAATTGTTAGTAGTATTGTAACATCTTACGATGGTGTAACACCATTAAGTGACGATAAGTCTAAAGAAGATGTATGGACAAATGATTCTCGAACTTGGAGAGATGTTTATACTGTTAAAGGTTATGATTATCTTAGAATCTTAGTAGAAGGTGGTGAACCAACTTGGGACAGAGATGCTAAAAAATATGTTGATAAAAATGCTGATAAGAATACAGATGATAATGATTATGATGATCTTAACAGTGAATTAACTATTGGTGGTGGTGAAACTGGTGAAACACCTAAGACTGAAACTAAGGAAGTGCCTAAGACAGAAACTGGTGAAACACCTAAGACTGAAACTAAGGAAGTGCCTAAGACTGAAACTAAGGAAGTGCCTAAGACTGAAACTAAGGAAGCTAAACCTTCTAATGAAGAAGAAGAGGATGATTATCCTTTTTAATTAAAAAAAAAATATTTAATCAAAGGGGTGGGTAATAATATTCACTCCTTTATAAAAAAAAAATATGGCAAAAAAAGCCCCAAAAAAAAGTGGTATAACTAAGAAAAAGTTTGATATAAAAAGCCTTAAAGAAAAATTAGGTGCTAATAAACCTATCAAAAATAAAGATATTGAATGGATTCCATTTAGTGATTCTTGGTTTGAAGCTACGGGATTACCAGGAATACCTAAAGGTGAATGTAGTTTATTTAGAGGTTTCTCAGATACTGGAAAGTCTACAGCTATTTATGAATCGGTTGTAGGTGCACAAAAAATAGGTGCATTTCCAGTGATAATAGATACTGAAAGTAGCTTTAAATTTGACCGTGCTAAGGATGTTGGTATGGAATTTACGGAAATCAAAGATGATGATGGTAATATTATTGATTATGAAGGTAATTTTATGTATGTAAACGGTAGTGATTTACTTAGAATGTATATTAAATTTGACTATCGTAGTGGTAAATCTGGTACAAAGGATTTAAGGATAAACCCAGTAATAGAGGACGTTGCTAAATTCACTAAAGATATTTTAAAAGAACAGATGGATGGTGGTATTGAACAAGATATATTATTTCTATGGGATTCAATTGGTTCAATTGGTTGTTTCAAAGCGGAAATGAGTGGATCTAGTAATAATATGTGGGATGCGGGTGCGTTAAAACAACAATTTACTAGTATTATGCACTCAGCGATACCAGACTCAAAACGAGAAGCCTCACCTTACACAAATACCTTTGCAGTAGTGAATAAGATATGGTTACAAGCTAATGCAATTGGACAACCATCAGTTAAGCATAGTGGAGGTGAAGGTTTTCTTTATTTCGCTAGAATGATCTTCCATTTAGGTGGTAAGATAATGTCAGGTTCAAATAAAAAGAAAGCAACACATAAAGGTAATGAATATACCTTTGCTAGTATATCTAAAATTGAAGTTTTTAAAAATCATGTTACGAATTTAACATTAAAAGGTAAAATAGCTAGTACCGCACATGGATTCTATAACCCAGAAAAATTAGATCAGTATAAGAAAGATAATAAAGAATTTATTTCTAAAAAATTAGGTTCTGGTACCGAAGATTTTAATGTGGTTTATGAGAATAATGAAGGTGAAGTAATTAAGGGGGGTGAAGATGGGTAGGATGCCACCCAGAAATAATAGTGTTACCATCAATAAAAAAGATAATGTGTTAATTATTGATGGTAACTCATTATATAAAACTGGTTATCACGGTGCTAAAGACGAATTTAATCAAAAAGGTGAACATATAGGTGGTATATATCAATTTATTACGATGTTACGTAAATTCTTGAATGAAACTTTATATCAAAAAGTTTATGTGTTTTGGGATGGTGAATATAGTGGTAACCTTAGATTTGATATATATTCTGATTATAAAATAAGTAGGGGAAAAGACTATGTTAATGGTACTAAACCCGAAGAAGATAGAGATCAGATAATTGAGAGAATAAAAATTCAAGAATATTTAGAAGAATTATTTATTCGACAATTAGAGCACCCAATCGTTGAAGCTGACGATTTTATTGCGTATTATTGCAATAAGAATAAAGATATTGAAAATATTACGATTGTTAGTGGTGATAGAGATTTATGTCAATTGATTAATGAAAATGTTAGGATTTATTTATGTGATAAAAAAGTATACGTAAATGAGGAAAATCATAATCAATTTTTTAAATACCATAAAAGTAATACCGTATTAGTTAAAATGATATCTGGTGATAGTAGTGATTCAATAAAAGGTGTTAAGGGTGTAGGTGAACCAACCTTAATTAAATTTTTTCCCGATATAGCAACAAAAAAAGTTGAATTGAGTGAAGTAATTAATAAATGTAAAGAATTACAAGATGAGAGGTTAATTGAAAAAAAGAAACCACTCAAATCATTAAATAATATAATTAATGGTATTACTGATGGTGTCCAAGGAGATAAATTGTATGATGTTAATAGATGTTTAATTGACTTATCAGTACCTTTATTAACTGAGGATAGTAAGGAATTAATAAATAACTTAATGAGTAGCGAATTTTGTCAAGATAATAGGAGTATTAAAAACGCTTATTTGTTAATGAAAAGAGATGGAATTGATAAACTTATTAATAACTACTCAATAGAATATTTAATGCCCTTTAAAAAATTAATAGAAAGAGAAAAAAAAAACTTACAAATAATGGAAAAGAATAAATATAAAGAAGAAAGATTTGAATTAGTTTTCAAAAAAAACGATGGTATAATAGTTCAAAGATTTTTTTATATACCGAACTATAATAAGGATTCCCTAAATTCGATGGAAATGAAAGAATTAATGGATAATATTACTGGTATGAATAATGGTGTTTTTGGTGAATTAGGTATGATACCAAATAGTTTTAAATTACAAAATATCCGCTTATTATGGAATAGTTTTGATGCCTTCTATGACCAAAAGGAGGAACATATTAGTGATTGGGATTTATTTAAATATGAGGATAATTTTACTTTTGAGATTAAAGTGGATAAACGCATTGTCGCTGAATCAACTTTTTGTGGTAATTATTTCCCGTTTGGGTTGAGAGAATCGGTTAACATTAAATATATACTACCCTATATTATAACTGAAATAATTAATTATATGAGTTTAAATGAGTATACACCTGCTAAAGAAGAAGTTTTAGTATAAAATTAAAGTAGATATAATATGAGTGTGAAGGTAAATAAAGATACTTTAGGTTATTTAGGGATTGAATATCAGAGAAGATTAGTAAATCAATTACTAACTGATAGACGTTTTGCTGAAAGTATTTTAGATATTGTTAATCCAAGTAATTTCGATGACCCTAGTTTAAGGGTCATCGCTTCTGAAATGGTTGATGTGTATGAGGAGTCTGAGGTTGTATTAGATATTGAAAGTTTAAAAATACGATTAGCGAATTCAACTAACAGTGAAATAACTCAGAAGAAAAATTTAGCACTAATTAAATTAATTAGTGAGGTAGATTGTAATGATTCTCAAAATGTACAAGATGTTGCAATGAAATTCTTTAAGCAACAGAATTTAAAAAAAGCTATTACCTTAATAAATACTATTATACAAAAGGGTGATTTAGATTCGTACCAAGAATGTGAAGAAATTATTAAAAGTGCTTTAGAGGCAGGTGATAATAAAGATGATAGTTTAAATGTTACTGATAATGTTGAAGAAGTATTAAAAGAAGATTACAGACACCCAATACCTACTGGGATAAAAGGGTTAGATCCAATAATGAATGGTGGATTAGCTAAAGGTGAATTAGGGATTATATTAGCACCATTAGGTGTGGGTAAAACTACTATTGTTACCAAAATAGCTAGTACAGCCAAAGATATGGGATATAAGGTCTTACAAATATTCTTTGAAGATTTGCCTAAACAAATACAGAGAAAACATTTAGCATGTTGGAGTGGAATACCAATAAATGATTTAGGTTCGCCCGAAAATAGGGATGCTATATTGGCGATAAATGAAACCAAGAAGAGTAGTGGTGGGCAATTAAAGTTGAAAAAAATGTCAAGTTCTACTACAACTATACCTAAAATTAGAAAATATGTTAAAAAATTAATAAGTTCAGGGTTTAAACCCGATATGATACTAATTGATTATATGGATGTTGTTCAAGCATCTAGGTTACATAAAGATGAAAATGTTGGTGAGGGTGCTACTATGCGTGAATTTGAGTCTATGTTATATGAAATGGATATGGTAGGTTGGGCTCCGATACAAGGAAATCGCTGTGTAGCATTAGATACTAAGGTTGAGTTAGAGGGAAAAGGTGAAACATTAATTAAAAATGTTATTGTTGGAGATAAAATTTTAACACATGATGGTTATAAAAATATAAAACATGTTTTTCCTATTGAGAAACAACCAGTATATAAAATAAAACTTAAATCTGGTAAAGAAATTAAAGTTTCGGCTAAACATGAATTCCCAACCCATTATAATAAGCTTAAGTCAATATCAAGTGGATTAAAAGTGGGTGATAAATTATTTATAAAAAATAAAGAAAAAGAAATAAAAAAATTTTTAAAAAAAAATAAATAATGAGAGAACACAATTTAAATTTAAATGAAGTTGAGGTAGATGAAATTGAGTCTATTGAATTAATTGGAGAAGAAGAAACTTTAGATATAACTGTTGAAGATACGCATATGTTTTTTGCTAATGATATATATACACATAATTCATCCATCAGTGCCGAATATGTGGAGGCGGATCAAATGGGCGGTTCAATTAAAAAAGCCCAAATAGGTCACTTTATATTATCTGTTGCTAAGTCATTAGAACAGAAAGAAAATAAAACAGCTAATGTAGCAGTTTTAAAATCTAGGTTCGGTGACGATGGGATAACCTTTGAAGATGTAATATTTGATAATTCAACTGTTACTATTGATTTATCAGAATCTGGCGGTAAAACCTTTTTACAAGCTAAAAAACATAAAACTGTTGAAAGTCAGAATAAGTTAAATGATATGCTTAAGAGATTGGATGAAGATAAAAAAACTACTTAATAATAAATAAATGTTGATCATTAAAAATAGGGGAAACCCTATTTTTTTTTGTTTTTAATTAAATATTTATAATAGTTATAATAAAGAAATACGTATGAGTAAGTTAATAAACGTTAAATTTCCATTTAAAGACAGTGTTAAGGGTTTTTTTCTTGGAATGAATGAAGATGATGATTCGGCAATAAAGTCCGATCTAATGCACCTATTATTAACTAATGTGGGTGAAAGGTATTACTTACCAGACTACGGAACTAATATTCGTAAACACATCTTTGAACCTAACGATGATATAACACATAGTGAGATAAAAAGTGAGATTAACGAAGCAATAAGTAAATACATACCAAATTTAATTGTAAACGAATTTAATATAGAATATAAAGAAGATGATGATTATTTTGCGATGATTAAATTTTACTACACAATAAGTGAGGGTGTATTTGAAAGAGATGATGAGTTAATAATCAAATTTTAAATTATTTACAAATTAAGGATTATGTTTATATTTATTGTTAAAGATAAATATAATGCGTAAAATTAATTACTCTTCTAGAAATTTCCTTGACTACAGAACCAGTCTAATCAATTATATAGAACAATATTATCCAGATATCATGTCAGATTTCAATGACAGTTCTATTGGTATGATGTTAGTGGAATTGAATGCAGCAATAGGTGATAATTTAAGTTTCAATATTGACAAGTCCTTCCAAGAAACACAATTAGATTATGCTCAAGAAAAGGAATCCATTCTGTCAATGGCTAGAACATTTGGTTTGAACATTCCTGGTAAGCGACCTGCAATAACAATAACTGATTTTAGTGTAATAGTACCAGTTTCTGGTGATAAATACGATGTAAGATATGCACCTCTAATTAGACGAGGTAGTAGAATATCTGGTGGTAATAGTGTATTTGAAACTGTTGATGATATTGATTTTTCTTCACCCTTTAATTCTGGTGGTACGCCAAACCTAATTATTATACCAAATAGAGATGCCAATCAGAATATTAAGGATTATAAATTAACGAAACGTGAAATTGTTATAAACGGAACAACTAAAATTTATAAGAAGACAATAAAGGCTAATGACGTAAAACCGTTTTCTGAAGTGATCTTACCAGATGATGATGTTCTATCAATTGAATCTGTTATTATGGTTGATGGTGATGATTACGATGTTGAACCATCACATAATGAGTTTTATGACGTTGAAAATAGATGGTTTGAAATGGAAGCTTTAGCTGAAGATATGGTTTTTATTGAAGATTTTAATAAAATAACTGATAATTCAGGGATTAAACCTGGTAAATGGGTTAGAGTTGATAAAAAATTCATAAAAGAAATTACTAATAATGGTTTTACTAAATTAATTTTTGGTGCGGGTTCTTCGGATGTTAATTCTTTAAAAGAATTTGGCGTTGGTAATACTTTAATAAATAGAATTGGTGATTTTATAAATAACAGTTCATTGGGGTTAAAACCAGTATTAAATACAACCATGTTTGTTAAGTACAGAGTAGGTGGTGGTGTTAATAGTAATATTGGTCCAAATATACTAAAGAGTGTTGATTTAGTGGATATGTTCGTTAATGGTCCTGAAAGTTCAAAAAATGTAGCAGTAAAAAAATCGTTAACTGTAAATAACCCACTACCAGCAATGGGAGGTAAAAATAGTCCATCGGTAGATGAAATAAGATATTTAATTAAATATAATTATTCTTCACAAAATAGAGCAATAACGATTAAAGACTACCATAGTAGAATAGGTTTAATGCCAGGTGAGTTTGGAGTGCCGTTTAGGTCTAATGTGTCTGAACAACAAAATAAAGTGGTTATTGCTATTTTAGGTATTGATCGATATGGTAAGTTAAGTAATCAATCAACTGACACATTAAAAAATAATATATCTGAATATTTAAGTGATTATAGAGCAATTAATGATTATGTGCAAATTGTGGATGGTAAGGTAATTAATATAGGTTTTGATATTGATTTGTTTGTTGATAAAAATCAACCAAAATCACAAATTATATCGGAAACAATAAAGTTAATAACTGAACATATGGATATAAATAAGCACGTTATGGGAACTAACATATATTTATCACAACTATATGAGGTAATCAATAATATTGAGGGTATTCTTAATGTTGTTGATTTAAAAGTATTTTGTAAAGTAGGTGGTGGGGTTTACTCTTTAAATGAGATTAACCAACCTTATCTAGATGAAGATACAAAACAAATTGATTTATTAGGTGAATTCACTTTATTCGGAGAACCAAATTCAATGTTTGAAGTAAAACACCCCGAAAAAGATGTTCGTGTCCGAATTAAATAAAAATAAATAAAGTTATGGGTTGTAAATGTAGTAGTGATAGTAAAGAAAAGAAAGTAAGTACTTTAAGTTTTGATTATATTGATATTCTTAGTTTTATTTTTGGAACAATAATGACAGTAATATTAATACCCGTTATGTGGGTAATTTTAGTTATAGCAGTGTACCAAGGAACTATTGGAAGTGGTTTCGATATAAATAAAATTATTAAATCTTTTAGTAAAAAGAAAAATAAAAGTGAAACTCCAGAAGAAGATTTAGATTTTGATAGTCTTGAGGTTATGACGAATAATAATATTAAATAAAGTAAATGGATAAAAATATTAGAATTAAGACAACCCCTGGTGGTGAGGATAAATATGTTAAGATTAATTTAGAACAAGATTTTGATTTTCTAGAAATATTATCATTAAAAATTTCACAAGAGGATGTCTATAGAAGGTTTTATTCTGATTACGGTGTTGTAGTTGGTAGAGTGATATGTAATAATGGTTTAGGGATTCCTAATGCTAAGATTTCAATATTCATACCCATTGATCCTAATGAAAGAGATGAGATTAAATCCTTATACCCTTATAATAATATTTTAGATAAAAATGAAAATGGGTTAAGGTATAATTTATTACCAAAGAATAATCAAAATAAATGTCACGTCCCAGTCGGATCATTCCCAAATAAAAGAGATATTTTAGATAATGATATTAATTTAGAGATATTTAATAAATACTATAAATATACCGCAACAACAAATAGTGCTGGTGATTTTATGTTATTTGGCGTACCAGTAGGTAATCATATTATGAATGTGGATGTTGATCTATCTGATATAGGTATTTTTTCACAAAAACCATATGATTTTATTGGTGAGGGTAACCCACAAGAACAATTCAAAAGTACAACACAATTTAAGAGTAGTAAAAATTTAAATAGTTTAACACAAGTCAAGAACCAACAAACAGGTGTCAATGTACTACCTTTTTGGGGTGAAAATAAAGAAAATGAGGTTGGTATAACTAGGATTGATATTGATTTAAATTACGATATTAAACCAAAAGCTATGTTTATTGGTTCTATGTTCGGTGATGATGATAAAAATAGTGTTAACAAAAATTGTCAAAGTCGTAAAAAAACTGGTAAAGTTTGTGATACAGTACCGAATGGTGGTAGATTAGAAATGGTGCGAAAAACATTAGATAGTCAAATTGAAAATTTTAATGTTGATGGTGGTGATCTAATTGATGATAACGGTGTGTGGGCTTACCAAATACCTATGAATTTGGATTATATGATCACTGATGAATTTGGTAAGTTAATCCCTACTGAAGAACCTAATAAAGGTATTCCTACAAGTTCAAATGTTAGATTTAAAATAGATCCAAATAGTAGTGGTGGTGAGGATAGATTAAGAACCAGAGCCAACTACCTAATACCCCATAACCCTAAAAATTTGAGTGAAATTGATTATGAGTTTGGTGAAAATACTAAGGATAGTAGTTTTACTAAATTATATTGGAATAAAATTTATACAGTTAAAAATTTCATTCCAAGGATGCAAACAAACTCAAATAAAAATAATCGAAATTTTCTAGGTCTTAAAGATGTTGATGATTGTGTTGGTAATAAAACACCAATACCATTTAATAGGTTAGATGGTGATCTTAACCCACTATATGTGGTTATTTGTATAATAATAAGTCTTATTTTATTATTACTAACATTTATTAATCAAATAATTAGTTGGCAGGTACGTATAAGAATACCATTGCCGCTTGGGAGTATTGTTGTACGTTTTAGACCTTTTTGTGGGTTATTTAATTGTATTATGATAAAATGTTTGGATAAAATATATAGACCTGGTTGTAAAAGTAGTGGGGGTAGATGTTATAGACATAGTGAAGGTATTAATGATAGTTGTAGTGTTGATGGTGGTTGTAGTGCATTAGATTGTTATCAAATAGCTTTAGCTGAAGCGTTAAATGTTTATGAATTTGATTTTTATAATGATTGGTTAAATGGTACTTTATATGGTCCTTTAATTAAATATAAATACAAAAAAAATGGTGATGATAAATTTTGTGATGTAGATGAAGATAAGGGGACTTATTTAATGGATACAATGTCACATGATCATTTTGATGATAATGGATCGGTAGTTTTTAATGTTGATGATGGTATTGTAAAAGAATATAATGGTGAATTGTATTATGCAGCAACAACAGGAAATGGTAGTCATAAAATATTAGCGACTGACATAATATGTTTAGGTACAATAAATAAATATGATTGGCAAGGACTACAATCAATACATGAGAACTTCACACCAACCACTTATAAAGTACCGCCACTTATTTATGAAGGTAGTGATATGACACCTATGGTTGATTATGGAGGTGTTAGAGGGTTATTATTTGATATTGATTGTCTTAAAATAAGTGTAACACCTACACAATCTAGAAACGTAAAAAGATTATGTGAGATAGGTGTTGGACTTGATGAAGATAGAAGTGATGAACCTGGTGGTTATAATAATGATGGTGGGATAACAATTAAGGATATTGAAGGGCAATTTGTTAGAGATAGTTTAATTGCGTTAAATAGTAACGTTAGTTTAGTTGGTAATAATGGTTTAAATAGTCATTTTGATGGTTCACATTATAATAATTATAGAGGTAGGGTTAATGATATTCTAGCTCAACCAGAAAACTCATTTTATTTCTATTTTGGTACTGAACCTAATAAAACGGCTATTGAAAAGATGAATAAGAAATATTTTGTACCGTGTGTGTTAACTAAAAATAAATATTATGGGGAAGAATAAACTAAATGGAAGTGAATCAGTTAATTCTGTAAATGGGGTATTATATAATAAAATACAATTAGATAGTAAAACTAAAGAACTACCCTATAATAAAATTAATAAAATTGTTAATGAAAATGAGGTATTTGATCAAGAAAGATTAAAATCGACAAAATATAGATTAACGGTGAAAATAGATACTTTAATAAGTAATTCGTTGTTTAATGCTACTGGTGAAAATAGTTGGGAAACATTTACCAAACCAATAATGAGGGATAGGTCTTACCCACCAAATGAAATATCTGTTAACGAATCTGAAGACTTCAGTATTAGTGAATCAATAAATTACCACTTAAAAGAGGTTAATGGGTGGTTTGGTTATTATGACCCAGCAATAAACAGTTCAAATAGGTATAAATTTAATGATATTGAACCAAGTCGAGATAAATTTAATTTGGTTAGTGAAGGTGATAATAATTGGGATATTATAATATGTTACCCTAAGCGTAATATAATGAACGCAACAATTAATGGAGGTCTATCAATAATTGACTACGAGGAAGTTAATGTAGGTGGTAAAGTAATGGTTAGTTTTGGTACACCATATAAACACAATTTAAAAATAGGTGATAAAGTAAAACTTAAAGGTGTTGGTCCTGATGGTATATATCAAGTTGAGGGGGTTGGTTTAAATTCTAACCATAAGGATAATTACTTTGCCCTTAGTTTAAATATTGAAGATATTTTTATTGGTAATAACTCTAAATTTTGTAAAATCATTTCGGGTGTTGAGAGTGTTTACTATTTTAAGGTATTAAGTCCAATTAATACGATTAATGGTAATAAATTCAATACGAAAAGTGGAGAAATATCTAATTTAAGTTTTAGTAAAAATATTTATAATGATTCGATAACACAATTCATTACTAAAGAAGATGTCGATGTAGAGGGATTGTTTGATAATTTAAGGAGACCATTAACAGAAATATTCTTTACTATAATCAAAAAGGATAATAAGGGTTTTGGTCAAATTTCGAATGGGTTAGATATAAACCATATAAATGGTATTGTTAATTACCCAGAAATACCTAATATCTATAGGGTACATAATAGTGTTGACGATCAACCGTTCACTCCTAGCATATCCATAAGTAATAATATAAAGATAGGTGATGATGAGTTTATTGGTGATTTAGTTGAATACAATAAAATGGTATTAAAGGAAACTATATTATGTGATATGATGCATAGATTTAATACGATAAATAGAGAAAGTCCATCAAATGACCTTGTTTTTGGAGAAGGTAAGCGACATGAGGGTTACATTTACAAACCATTTCATATGATACGTTTAAAGGAATTCTCTAATTATATTGAGAAGGGGGATAATAATACGTATGGAATCCCTAATTATGCACAACAATTAGCCAACGGTGAATATATATGGCGAGATTTAATGACTGTGGATGATTTAGATTATCCATTTACAAATGGATGTAGTTACATATATGAAGATATAATGTTAAGTGTTAAAAGGCAAGACCCATTCAATGAAGAAAATCTAATTTTCGGTCATCCAGATCATTTATTTAGAGATATTTCTGGTGAAGAGGTAAATGAAAACGATAAAATTAAAAGTAGTGGTGATGGATGTTAAAAAAATTAAAATAAAATTAAGTAATGAAGATAAATATGTGAAAATACCAATTACATTGGAAAGTGATGTTCTTGGTCAAACAGATTTAATAAAAACTAATTTTGTTGATATTGGGGTTTCTGATAGTATCAATGATATTATCGATTCCGATAAAATATCATATGAACCACAAGTTAATGGAAATAAAATTAATCGACTAGATTATGAGGTAATCTTTAAGAATGGTGTTGATGAATTTCCAGATATTAGTTATTATGGTGATATTGGGTTTAATGATGATGATATTAAATATAAGCGAAACAATTTTAAAAAATCATTCTTAAATTTAATGTTTTTTGATAGTGATATGATAACGAATCAAAATCTAATATCAACCATTGAATTACAGAATAGGATTAGTCGATTTGATTTAATAGAAAATGATACTAATATTATTGGTGGAGTGGCTAAAAGTGTTAACGAAATACCAATAAAATATATTATTGAAAACCCGAATAAAATAAATGGTAAATTTTCTGATGGATATTATATGTATTACTATAATAACCTACCAACATCCCTATATATGCGTTCTAATTATAATAACGCTAAAACTGGGGTTAGTGTTGATTTAATTACATCAAACGATGTACAAAACGTTAATACAATAATTAGTAAATTACATATTAAATATGACCTAAAGAGTGATGGTGGTGTGTATTTTTATGAAATTGATACTAATTATTCTAATAATATATATAGTAATGGTGATCATACAACAATAAAATTATATGAAATAAATATCACTTAATGGAAATAATAAAAAAACAAATATCATTAGAAGAAATAACCAATAGAAAGGAAAAAAAATATGGTATGTATGATAGTGACCATATTTATATTAAAATTAACATAGAACAAACCATTGATAATTTAGGGTTATTTACTGATTTTAATTTTATTGAGAGTGAAGAATATGGGGAATATTCATATGAAGATTTATTATCTAATTATAGACCTAGAATTGGATTAGATAAGTGGTTTAAAGAAGGTGATAAAATAATAAGTAAAACTAATAGTAAATTAAATAGTCTAAAAAGTTATAAGGAGAGTGATAGGTTTAAAGTTGGTTTGGATATTGAAAAAGGTAGTTATGTAAATTATAGGGGTGATTTAGTTAATGGTGTTACTAGATTAACATATAAAAGTAATTATTTAATTACCTATGTTTTTGATGGTAATGAAGATAGTCTTTTGGGTACTACAACACAAAAAAGTGGGTTACAATATACTGATACTAGAAATGATACCGTAGTTAAATATAATGCCGAAGGTATTAACGAAACTAATGCGAGTTTATCGGCAATAAGTAAAGAAGAATATTTATTAGGTATAATTAATAAGCCAGAAATAATAAATGATGTATTTATAGATAGAGGTGGTCATAATATAATTGAGAAACATTTAAGAATTAATGAAATACAAACCATTAATCATTTAGAAAATTATAATAATAACTATTTTAACGTAATAAAATAAAGTGATATGAGTGGTATATATGGTATTAAAAGAGGTGCTGATGTGGAATTGGGTGATGTTGAAGTGTTATTACATTTCACACCATCCAGAGGTAGTATTGGTGATGAAACATTTACTAAATTGAATACTAAAGATGTTTTAATGACTAATAAAAACCCTAATGGGGGTGCTAATGAAATTCTGGGTGGTATTTATACGTTAAAATTACCTACAGATATATTTGGTTATAAAGGGTATTATACTATATTAATAAGACCTATAGAAATAAGAACTAAAATTAGTGATGTTGGTGTATTATCGTCTCAGAGTGACATAAAGGGTATTGTTATAGACCCTTCAGGGCTTGAAAGTAACTTAATTAATAAATTTAAAAATAATGGTTTAATTGGTTATAGGGTGGAATATCTTAATGGTGGAGTTGGTGCTTCACCTCAAATTAGTACATTAAACACTCTTGGTTTTGATAACGATAATAGTTTTACAGCAGGTGGAAGACCTTCAGGTTTAAGTGGAAGACCCGATCCTACAGGAGGTGATGGTACTTTAGATCCAACAGACTGGTGGGGTGATGGGGTACCCGATTATAATGAAGATGGTGATGAAGGTTATGATCAGGATCCTGATCCTGATCCACCATCTTACGATCCTGACAACCCACCTAATGATCCTGATCCTGATCCACCATCTTACGATCCTGACAACCCACCTAATGATCCTGATCCTGAACCACCTAATAATGGTGATATTTTAGAACCAATCGATCCTAATCCAACACCACCTATAATATCAACAGGTACGACAATTACACCTAGAAAAAATAGTGGTAATAAGATTAATAATTTATTTAGAATAATAACCTCGAACAATAAAGCAGAACCAGTTAATCAAAATTTAACTAATACTAACCAAAAAGCAATTAGATATAGATTTAATGATAATTCTAATTTAATTTTTGCAACGTTAACACCTAGTAGTAGTAATAGTGTTAAACCTAACGTAACACCTTTTATTGGTGAACCAAATCAAGATATAATACTAACTAATACATTTTTTAATCCAGTTATGTTAGAGATTGAAATGGTTGAACATGATATTGAAACTATAGCCTATGGTATTTTTGGTGGTCAAACCAAATCATTAGAGGATGGTATTTATACTATTTATAATTTTAATAATGAAATTTATAAACAATATAATATGTTTGAGATTAAAGAAGAGTTCTCAGGTAAACCATTGTATGAGGTTAGGGAAGCAAGGGTTAATATTGATTTTAATAAAGAATTTAATGAAATAAATAATATATAATGAGTAATAAGGTAAAGGTAATTGGTTATGCTAAGAGGGATTTCTATAATAATGGTATCGAGTATAGAAATTTTTCAGATAACCTAGTTGGTAATCAATTTACTGAGGACGGTGGTTCTGCCTTATTTACTATGGGTAATTTTAGGGTAACAACTAATTTAGATAGTAAATACAATAAAATTTACCAAACAGGTGCTTTTAGTAAGTTTTATAATTTAAATAATCTTAAAATTGATAGTGATTTAAATTTAATGGGTTTTGGTGAGAATAAAATCAAATTAAATTTAAATGATAATGACCTATCTAACTACGCTTATTTTGGTTCTTTAAGGGAATTTGTTAGAGTGTCATTAGAAAACATAATTACTAAATGGCCCGCATCTTTATTCATAACAGAAACGAATCAAATAAACCCAACAACGACAAACTCAATTTATGATAATAATGTATACGATCCAATAACCAATACTACTTCATTCGAAATACCATTTAATTCGATAGTTAATAAGTTTGGTATTAATATAAAGGAGGGTGGTAATAATCTTAATACATTTAATGAAAATAATAAGTTAAGGGATTTTAATTTATCATATGGTGATTATGTTTTAATGATAGGTGAGTTGGAATATCAAGTAAAAGAGTTTGATGGTTTTGTTGTAAATGAATTAAATGAGCCAAATGATACGTCAGACCAACCCATAATTTTAAAAGTTGAAGGTAATCCATTCCCAAATCAGAATAATATTACTAATTACCACATCAAACCAAATACTAAGAAAATTAAAAAATTCTATCATGAATTAAATGGTTTTGAGAATAATTTATTAAATAATAAAACAACACCTAAATATAGGGGTGAGTTTACATATGAATATCAAAGTGATAACGGTCAAACAATTATTGGTAAAAAACATGTTATCTGGCCAGTAAGTGATGGTTATAATATAGATTATGATAGTGATGATTATAATACGTATGTCATTAAGTTATTAAATATTGCGAAGGTAAGTGACATTGAAAGCTCTAATCTAATAATTAATAAATTGGTGAGTAAATCAATATTGGAGTTTGATACTATTGAGGAAAAAATAGGTAAAACGCTTAGGATATATGGTAGAAATTTCGATGATATAAAAAATTATATTGATGGCATTAAATACATTAATACTGTTACATATAATAAACAAAATAATGTACCTGATAGATTAGTTAAGAATTTAGCTAGAACGTTAGGTTGGGAATTAACTACGTCACTATTTAATATAGATTTTAATGAAGATTTTTATAGTGGTGGTGAATTAAATTTAAGTCCAGTTGAATCTGAAATAGAGTTTTGGCGAAGATTAATTTTAAATAGTCCTTGGATATGGAAATCTAAAGGTACTAGAAAAGTTATTGAATTTTTATTAAAATTTATTGGTACCCCAAAAGGGTTGGTAAAATTTAATGAATATATTTATAATTCACATAATAAAGTAGATATCAATCTCTATAAAAAGATGTTATCTGAAAATGGTTTAGAATATAATGAAAATACCTCAGTTATTGATGAAGAGGGTTATCCTAGAATATTACCGAATACCCCTGAAATGTATTTTCAGAAGGGTGGTCTATGGTATAGAGAGACTGGAGGGCCTAATAGTAATATTGATGTGCTAAGTGGTAATAATCCACATATTGGTCCATATGATAGAGGTTATGAATATATAAATCAATACAATGTACTAATAAATGAGGGTAGTAGTAGAACAATTAGAGATGTTAGAAATGTAATAACAAGAACAACTGGGTATTTAAATTATAATAATGGTGTTTTTGATGGGTTATATACTAATGATTTAGTGGCTATAGCTCCTTTAGATGTTGATTTTGAAAGTTTATATACCGAGGGGGTAGAAAATTGTAAAGATATTGATGGTAGTTGTGAGATTACTACTGAATGGGTTTTATTTACATATATTGATGGTAGTGTAATCAAAATAGATGAAATTGTGGTTAGTGATAATATTCACCCCACTATGGAGGATTTAAAAGATGCGTATGATAGGTTAATAGTTGAATTGGATTTAACTCATGTTGTTGAAGATGATGAATATAAAATTTTAGTAAAGGGTAATTTATGTGATGATATTAATATTTATGAAAATAATAAAATTGAGTTTAAAATAGGAGTTAAAATAGGTGCTATTTGTGATGGTTTAGAAACTATTAATTGTAGAGAAATTACCTTAATAGGTGAGGATATATTTAAAAGGGATGATGGTGAAATAGAATCTTTTATTGAGGTTTTAGATGAAGATAATTTTAGTGTTGATAGTTGTTTTTTAGTTACGGATGAAATTATACAGATAAAAAAAGATGAATATGAGGAATGTGATACTTGTAGTGATTCTAGATATAAAATAAGAATTGAAAAGATTAAATCAGATTATCAAATTTTAGGTTGTGGGTTTACCTCTTTTAAATTAGATGGTGATGGTACGGTTATTTTCACACATAGTGATGGTGCGAAGAATTCACGCATAAGTAAAGTGTGTTGTGAAAGTTTAGGTTTTATATCTAAACAACCAACCAATAAAGATTCAAAAAAATACGCATTAAATAAATGTTATTGGAAAGAAGAATATATTGAAGATGAATGCTCTAATTATCACCCAATTGATACGTCTAACGTACTTAGTAATCCAAGTAAAACTACATACATACAGTTTAAAAATATAAAAACTGGTGGTGAAACAGAAATAGTACCAACTGCCGAATGTTGTAGATCAAATGGTGGGATTCCAATTAAAAGTGGAGAAGGGTTTATATGTAAAAAAACTAATGAAGAGGAAGAATATAATCCTTATGATTGTAAAATATTAACTGGTAAATATAATGGTGAATATGCTTTATTTAAAACAGATCTAAGTAGTACAGAAACGACAACAATAGTATCAACACCTGAATGCTGTACAAATAATAATTTAATAGCGGTACGAAGTGAGGGTGGTTATAAGTGTAAAAATGGTGATTTCGAGTTTTGTGATGGGTTTACTGTTACTGATAGATATGTGAATGGGTATGTAGGTTTTTTAAAGAATGGTATGATGAGTTATATTGTTAATAGCCCAGCATGTTGCCCTAGAATTAGTACTCCAGAATATACTTCTGGGGGTGTTAAATGTAAAATAAATAATGATTATGGGTCGAAAGTGTAACAAATATATTAAATATAATTATGGTGATGATGGTATCATTATGGGTGTATATACGGCAGACTCAAATAATGGACTTACATTATTAACAAAGGGTGATATTACTGATAAATCAAATAATAACATACCCATAAGGGAAAGTAGTGAACACTTAGATGAAGAATGTTGTTCTGAATTAGGTCACATATACGATAATTCTGTTGGTAAGTGTTATTATAAGAATAATTTATGTAAAGATATTAATGGTAATTGGGTAAATCAATTCGTCTTCGATGAAGATGGGGTGGTTTATGGGTATTATATGAGTGAAGAATCAAATAACACTACAATCAACAACCAAAAAACAAGGAAAGATGAAAAAATTGGGAATGTTAAAGTAGCAAAATTTAATTTAGATCCAGAATGTTGTGATAAATTAGGTTATCCTTTTGATTATAATAAAAATAAATGTTATTATAAGCGTGGTTGTGAAAACATTAAAATAGTGTTTAATGTTAATGGTGAGAGTGGTTTGGTTTTTACTACAGGATATGACCAAAACTGCTATTTAAATTTAAGTTTTGATTATTTAATAAGTTACCTTGTTGAAGACATAACCAATTATTTCAATGAATTACCCCCTCTAACAAAAAGATTAGGTGTGAGTAATGTTATTGATAAATTAAAATTAAGTCTACTCATTGAGAAGAAAGTACCTGATGGGTTAGAAACGATCCTTAAGGGTGATTTATATGAGTTAAATGGTGATGATGGGTATAATGATTGTGGAATTAAAATCGAGGGCTTAAACAGTACCATAAATGCTTTATTAGATGGGGATAGTTTATTGAATGAAGATGATAGGGTTAATATAGTTAAAGGTGATTTAATTAGTTATAATGTAAATATAAAGGATGAAGCGGTAATAAATGCTATTATTGATGAAGAAATAAAATTTAGTATTTTAGTTGAAAACATGTTAATTGATTTTTCTATTGAAATGGATAATATTGTATTAGATAAGGTTTGTGAAAACACATTAATACGTGAAAAGGTAAAGAGAGGTATTCCAACATATGATCTAGTAAAAACCATTGATAATAAGAAAAGTTGGGTAAGTACAAAGCAAGACCGTATTTTTGATTTACCATATAGAGATACTGATTATTCTATTACTGATGAGCGTTTAGTTGTAAACACAAAGGAAATTGATTTAGAGACATCAGTTAGTAATGCTATAGAGGAAGATGTTTCACTATTCATTAAAAATAACCCAGGTATATTAATTGGTGATGGGGGTGATACTTATAGTGGGATTGGTTTAACTAAACTACTTTCAAAAAAAGTGGAAAATATAACCTTTATTAAAGATATTGTTAAAATTTTTTATAGTGAACTTATTGATGTTAAAAGTAGAAAGGTTATAAGTGGTTATCCGATTTTAAAGATGATATATGAAAGGTATTTAAATTCTGAATATTATTTGGGTGGTCTTAAGAGTAATTCTTATGATTATAGAATATTAGATAAGTTTTTAGATTTGTTGGGTAATTATTGGGTTGATTTAATTGAACAAGTGATACCAGCAACAACCTTATGGGGTGGGTCGCACATAATAAAGAATATGATATTTAATGATAATAAATTTAAATATAGAAGATATTCATTAAAATTTTGTAAATCTAAATCAACAAAAATAGCATCTAATGTTGGGTTTGAAGATGTTGAAGTGATACAAACTTATTTACAGAAAAATCGTAATGTTGAACGATATAATAACCAATCAAAATGTAATGAAGTGTATATTGAAAGTTATAATGATGATGCGAGTACAATAGATTTTATTAGTTACGGATCCACAGAACTAGGGAATGTAGAAAATGTGGGGAGTGTAACATATTTAAGTGAATAATTAAACGATGGGTAAATTTTTAAAAAAAATAGAAGTTTCATTAACCGAACCAATAGTAGCAGAAATGTTTGGTTTTAGTGATATAAATGGGTTATTATTTTTGTCAGGTGATAAAAATAAACCTAATGATAATGGGGGTAATAACTCCAACAATAATCCCTTTAATGATAATAATATTATATTAGACTTAAGTAATAGTGAAATTAATAAATTACCGTTTAAAGGTCATAACTATGGTTATAAGAATAATAAAGTAATAAAAATAATTAAATTTGATTATGAGTAAAGGGGTTAAATTTTATCAAAAAACATTTAATGGGGAGATAATTAAAGCTTATTCAGATATTTCTTTTTTTAAAATACCAGATAATAATGTTAGTGGTGCAGATAAAATGTCAGTAGTAACAGAGGATAGTGATTTTTTACATTGGGTTGATGATGATTTTATGTTAGAATTGGAAACTACATTTTTAAATGTAACATCGTTTAACCCTGAAACTAAATATAGATTATATTTAGTACCATATGATAAAGAAAATGAAAATTTTGATATTAATGATGCCCTTATAACTGAATATGAAGAACCAAATAATTTTATTAATAGTATTAATACTAACAACCTAAAGGAGGGTGAATATGCCATTAAATTTGAATTTAAACACCCAATAAACTTAGAAGTATTTGATAGGTTAAATAAGGAAATAGTAACCAATACATTGAGTGATCACCTACCTATGAATTATGATGAAAAACTTGATAAATATTTTGTTTTGTTATATAAACCAGAAGAGCCTTTAATAGACATAATAAAAACTAATAAAGGTAAAAATAATAATAATTTTAATTTTAACACAATAGATATTGAAGATGGGGTTAAGACTTATCCTTTAAATACTAGAGATGCTAAATCTATTTTAATTACACTGAATGGTTTAATTTTAACTGAAAATTTGGATTATAATATTGAAGATAATTTAATTACTCTTATAGGTGATTTAAAGAGTAGTGATATACTCAACTATATATTTTATGGTGATAATATAAACAATACATTAAAAAGTGAGCATATTGAGGTTAGATATATTTTAAATGGTAAAATTGATGAGCAAGGTAAATCAAAATGTTATTTTAATACGACAAAAGAGACTTATGAGATATATGTGAATGAGAATATTAAGGATGGTGAGACATTATTATTAACATTAAATGGTATTTTATTAACCAAAGATATTGATTTTATGATATCTAAAACAAATAAAAGAAGGATAATATTAAAAGGTACTCTAGCAATTGGGGATATGATCAATGTAATATATGATACTGGTAATAACACTTCGAACATAATAAATGGAAATGTTATTGATATTTCTTGGCGTGTTAATGGTGTAACTAATGAGGGTTTAGGGTTTTTTACTGTTGAAATATCAGATACTGAAAATTTTAATACCATATTAGATGAGGAGATAGTCGAATATGAGGATAATTTAAAGGTGTATACTAAACAAATGGCATTGAATTATGGTTATGGAACTGTTTTGTATTATAGAATTAAGAATAATAAAAAATATACAACCATTGCTGGTAGTGTGTTAGAGAATAATAGGATGAGTGTACCAATAAGATTTGAAATTAAGACAGATATAAGTAATAATTATTAAATTTTATTTACAATCAGATATTTATAAGTAAGATAATAAATAAATAAATGTATAATGGGTTATATTATAGGTAAAAATAGTCCCTTCGTTAATGCTAAATTAACGGATAGTGGTCGAGAAAAATTAGCTAAAGGAAAACTAAATTTTAAGTTTTGGAGTTTAGGTGATAGTGAAATCAATTACAGTTACGAGGAAATTAAAGAAATTTCAGTGGGTGATGAAACTTTGGATGGTGATTCTAGGATTTTAAAACCTATAGATAATGAACCAAATTTTAGATATCATATAACTAAATCAAATTCGGAAATATATAATGTTTTGGTTGATGATGATATTGAAGTAATACAAGCTATTGTTAATAATGAGGCAAAGGAGAGAGGTTTTTTTGATATTGATGGTACTATCACTGAAGCACCACATCTTAAGGGGTTTGCTAGTGCCGATGGTATGAATTTAAATGGTATTAATATAAATGTAGTTGAATTATTAAATGTCACTGAAACTGACCCTGGAAATGGAATGGTGGTAGGTGATTTAATATTATTAAAGGTTAGTACACCAGAGGTAGGTGAAATTAATGTAAGTAATACCGAACCAATACCCAATATGTGGTATAAAATAATAGAAATTGATGGTAATAAATATATTTTAGATAGAAATTTACCTAATTACCCAAATAATAGTGGATTAATTCACCACTATTTCTTTTATAGTGGTGGTGAGGTATATGAAAATGGGATGGCAAATAATCTTGTTACACCTTACTGGAATCCGAATACCTTGGCTTTTGAATCTAGTGATGATGTTACAACAAATGACGTACCTTTTCTAAATATGAATATAGTTTGGGGTGATAATATGGTAGGGTTGAATATAGATGATCATGAACAGTATTATAATTATGGTTCTAATGATTATATAGGTAGTAAATCACCTTTATTCGGTTATTACGACACATTTAATAGTACTGATGAATATAAGGGTAAAGATAATGGGGTTGGTATTATTCACTATACAAACAACTCAATAAGTAATGGTTACGGTGAATTTTTTCACATAAAGGAAGAAGATAATAAAAACTTAGTGTTAGATATTCCTAATTTAATGTACCATAATAGGAGTTTTAGTACTGGGGAAGGTACTGAAATGGGTATGAAGTTTATTGGTTATGGTGAGATAAAGAGAATTGAAAATATAGAGATTGAGGAGGTTTATAACCCAGCAGCAGCTAAAAGACGTGATACAGATTTATTTAAATATAGTGATATTAGGTATGTTGATTTAGTTGAAGATCCTGATATGATAAGTGGTAAACCAAAAATCATTGGTAAAATATTAATTGATCATAAGATAATATTAATCGAAGATGATGAGATATTGGCTGCAATGTCTTATAAATCTAATAGGAATTGGACATTACCAGAATTGGATGTTAGCCTAATTGCATCAAAGAATGGTAAAACTGGTGGATTGTTAGGTAAAAATAAAGAAATGTATGTTACGTATGCATTAGAATCTGATACTTTGGGGTATAGCTTACCTTGTCTTAATTATTCTAAAATAAAAAATGAAACTTCATGTAGTAAAGATGTTAAGTTTAATGTAGAGGATATTGATAAATTTCCTTATATGAGAAAAATTGAGGAAATTGATTATGATGGTAGAGGTTTTAATGCAAATAAATTTAAGGTTTTATATCAAATTGTGGGTGAGGGTGAGAAACCTTCTAGTAATGGTTGGAGTGAATATGATTTTATTAATGAATTAATTATTAGTGGTGAAACTATTGACCCAGTAAATTTAGAGCAACCTAACTCTAATTTCATATTAGATACTGATATAAATATAAATACTCAAACTTATGAATTAAACACAAAATTAAATTTACGTACTAATAACGATTTAACTAATC